TCTAGCAAAATATTGGGCAGACATTGAACATAATTTATATTCAATTAAGTTATGAAAATTCCAAACTTGTTGAACTCCATGTTTCTTAACTCGGTTGTTTCCGTTATAACCATGTTCACGTCTATCAATATGGTCATCAATTTCCATTCCATGTTTCTTGCAGTCAAATGTCTTAGACATTTCAAGCAATTGATCAAATTTTAATGTAGAAATAAATTCAATAAATTGCTCATCAATTCTTATACTATCTGGATTAATCTTCTTTAACGTTTCGATTCGACTCATCTTCTTCTTCTAATATTTCACCTTCAATTATTTTTTCTTTTTGTATTTTAAACAAAGACTGTAATTCATCCGTACTAAGATAAATATTATTATTTACTGTATTGCCTGTAACATGTTGATCACCGCCGGTATTAATTGCTTTCTTTTTAAGTTGTAAATCAATTAATCTATCAGCAGCATCTCCAACTGACTTTAATAAACCAGCCATAATTTCTACAGCTCTTGGAGAATCAGTTTCTTTAATTACATTGGCCAATGTTTTCATAACTTCTTCGCCGATTTCAATAACATTTTTATGTGTGTTTCTTGCAGTTTCGAAATCAGCTTCAAAATGTTCATCTATATTAGAATTATCAACAACGGATAATTCTTTGTTTTCATTTTTAATTTCAATATCTTGATCATCCAAAACAAGTTCACTTGAAGGAACGAATTCATTATCCATATCAATCGCCATCTATTATCGTTTTTGTTATTGTATAAACATCATCTTCAGTAGCAGTAAATGGATTAATTTCACAACTCATAACAATTTGAGTTCCATCAAAATCCAAATTAACTGTGGTTTTTTTGATGATACTTCCGTTGTTTATAGGTTTGTATAAGTCACCTACTAAAGTGAATGTAAAAGTTGTTATTACAGATCTATTAGTATTTTCACCATCAGCATAATTATCTTCGCTCGTGACACTATCAAGATTTAAACCGATTACAGCGTCACAATCACTTGCGGCCAAAGGCTTTACTGTGAATTTTAAATTAGGTTCAAAGAACGGTAAAATTTGATCAGTCACTTGAAGCATATCATCTAAATTCTTTGTGTATAATATTAATTCAAATGTAAATGAATATGGTGTTGGCGAATACATAAAAGTAGATGTATTTGATGTAACTGTTATTCTACGTTTTTCGTGTTTATTTAATTTCCTATTGGCATCAAATTGTCTATTTGTTAAATTATAAGACAACCTAGGTAATTTAATTGCAATTCTTTCGCCTTCTTCTAAATCTGCATTTTTTATTCTATCAATATATTTATCACGAGGTCCAAATGCAAGCGGCACTTTTTCAAGTGATCCATTTGGATTTTTTATTTCCAATTTATTAAAAACCAAACCAAACATTGCAATATATCTTTTGGTGGTTTCGTTATTAAAATATGTACCGAACATTTATATATCTCCAAATGGATTTTTCGGTTCAGGCATTAAATCATCGCCTACATTTAAATCAACAAGATCTTGGTTATCCGCATGTTCTGCGCTTGTTGGATTTTGTCCAGTGACAATACTTGCTATTGTATAAGTTGCACCTGATGTGTCACCGATTATAATATCAGTTGCTATTGGCAATGTACCAACTGTATCAACTAAGAAAATTTTGGATCCTGGACCATCAAACGATTTAACTTCAGCTGTGAATGTCGCGCTTCCTAATGAAGGACCGATATAAACAAATTCGTTTTTATCATAAGGTGTCACTGAATCATAATCAGATAATAGAACTTCCATTGTAACAACTTTATGGTCAGTTTCTATATCGTTGATTTCATCAATTGCAGTATCAAATTCTTCATCAGCATAATCGAACAATTCACAATTTAATTGAAATACATTTAAGTTATCCAATTCAAAAAATGGTTTTTCATGTTCAACAAACTTGATTTCAAATAAAGATTTTGTCAATGGATAATAAATTAAATCCCCTTCTAATGGTCGTATCTCACCAAGCTCTTCTGTAAAACGTTTTTTTGATACTATGAAATTTGCTTGATCTTTTATTTGCAAACCAAATTGTGTTAATAAACTACCCTCACCTTCAAATCCCTCTATATTTTCAATATACATTTCAATAGGAACTGCATCATCAAATCTAGCTTCATGGCTTTCATCTAATAATGTACTCAATACAACATCAGTTCTACGTAAAAAATAAAATTCATGACCGTATTGTTGCATCACCTCGATTATCAAATCTTCATGTAAGTCTTTTTCTGTTTGAAGTATTGTGTTTATTGTGGTATTAATAGTCATAAATTACGCCATAAAAAATGTAAGCGGGTCAGAATATGTAGAATTTAATTCTTCTTCCAATGTTAATATTTCATTTGTAGCATCTTCATAAATTGCTCGACCATTAATTTTAACACCGCCGACTAATGATACACCTTCAAATTTAATTAAATTTTGTGCCCATATTTTTTTAATTAAAGAAGTTGCATATTTTTTTAACCATACATCATTTAAAAGATTTGATGAATTTACAACATCAGTTTTAATTGTAGCATCGATAACTATTACATCATCTTCTTTGATTTCATTACCCCAATCAACATCAATACTTAAAGTATTATCTTCCTTTCTGAATCGTAGTAACGATCCTTTTTGGAAAATACCTCGTAATTGTTCTAATCGGTCTTGTTGCATTAAATACGTATTTAATGAACCATCAGACATATTTAAATCTTGTATTGCATTTAGTTCAAGTCTCCATTCAGTGGAAAATACATTGGCAGATTTAAGGGAAATTAAGTTGTTTACACGCATTACACTTGATGGTAATTGTATACTCGATGGACGAAAATTATTTGTTGTTTCCATAACAACATCAGTTGTATTTGCAATTATATCTGCAGCGGTTACTGTATATTTTATATATGTTTTAAAATTGCCATCATAATGACGTTCATTGAATAAAGCAATTGCATCTTCAACCGCGTTGTCTAATTGTTCAATAGATACATTTACTTTGGTGACACCTTCCCCTAACATAGAGAGACAATATGTTTTAAAACTAGGTAAATCTGTAATTGCCATTAGATTAATTCCTTGCTATTAGATTTTGATTTATTGTACCAACAACATTTAATTTGCTTGACATATATGATGTTCTTTTTGTACGTATTATATTCCAATCATTTTCACTTATAATTATCACATCAACTTCTTTTGCATATAAATTTATAGTCGCTCTTGTAGCATCATGATATGATTTAATATTTGCCATATGTAAATATAAATTTAAATCATAATCTTTTACTACCCCTATTGTTAACGAAATTAGAGAGTACTCATCGACGTATTCTAATATATAATTGTCATTTACGACAACAAGATAAACATCATTATTATTTGTTTTGGGTGGTTCATCGATCCTTGCAGATGCTGATAAAAACAATGTAAAGAATATTAAAAAACATGCTACTTTAAAGTTTATGATTTTCATTTTGTTAATTCTCATTTAAATGGTTAATAAGTTTTATATGTATTTCTGAATTATATGATTTCATTATTTCTGTTATAATTCCGATTTTGTTCTCAATAATTAATGATTTTTCGCCTTCATTATTAAATGGTACATTTATATTAATTATGTCCATTATGTCTTCTAAAAAATCAACGTACCTAAATTCATCACGGTACCATGTTCCAATATTATCTTTATACAATGGTGCTATATTGAATTCTTTTATATATTTATTAGTATTGGTTTTTAGTATATTGTCGATATGCAATTCAATTTGTTTTTCTGTTAAATTATTATATGGATAAAATTCATATAAGAATGATCTTATTTCAGAAATATTTTCTTCCGTATACCACCATATTCCATATATAACGTAGTTTGCTGTATATTCAACATTTAATTTATTATCAAAAACACTGGTTGAGTATTCATATAGTTCTTTATTGTACATTATTATTATGTACAGCAATACACTAAGAAACGAGACTAAACCTTTCTTTTTAAAATTAGCAATTAAATCTTTTATATCTTCGAATAACATGTTAGCCTTATGCAAAAAAAGCGGACACATGCCGCTAAAGTTTTTACTAATTATTATTATTGTACTAATATTTATACATTGAATTATTTATGCTATTCGGTACCACAAACGACCATGATTTATTGGAGTTGAATCGGTGCTAATCACATTACCCTCAAAAACTGTATTTGCAACATCCACAAAATCCTGGCTATAGGTCAGATCAACCCAAGTTCCAGTTACAGGAGCTAACACTGACAGTTCGTAAGAACCAATTCCAGAATTATTTATAATTTGGAAATATGTTTGAAACCATTCGTCATAAAATGCAGTGTCTGCTTCTTTAAATGACTCATTAGATGAATCCCAATAAATTGGTTTGGAATCTGTTTCTACTGTTGAAGCGTCCGATGTACATAGATAC